AGAGCATACCATAAGCCACACCAATAGTATGGCCTAGGCGTATGCGCTTAAGCTTGGGACAGTGCGAAAACGGGCTTAAGACTATCAACAACAAACCCAGTCGTATCGGTTTTGGCCTTGCCTTTTGCATACAGTGCGACAATGGTTTGCTTCGGCTCAATATGACGAATATCTGAATTGTCACCGTCAATACATGGCAAACCTAAAAACTTTTTAGGGATATCCACACGTTTACGGAATACGACAGCAATTCGCATACCATTAAAAATGGCTTGCCTTACATACTTTTGATAACCTAAAACGCCACTATATGAGAATGTTAAATCATAGTTTGCGGGTAAATCGGTGCGCTTAGAGATTTTAGTGTAGTCGTAAAACTGTACTGTAGGGAATACTTCGAATATGGTTGTAAGCTTGCCCTTGTGCTCAAACTGTACATTTTCCCATTGTATGTCACTAGTACCATTTAAGCGCACCAATGGAACCATATTGTTTTTGTTAGCTTTGTTTACTAGCTTTGTGATGTCAATTACCAATTGATTCATAAATTCTTGCCGATTCTCAAAATATGCTTTAGCTTTGCGAATACGGGCATTTTGTACGCTACTGAAAGCGCCCCGCCCAGCGCTATATAAGCAAGCTTTAGCGCATTGTGCAATTTCAGCCATTGCACATGTATTGTGGCCGCTTATGTTAGCTGGGGCCATGTATAGGATGCCCGTCATAAAACCGTATTCTTGGCCTTTGACGGTTTTGGCGTTTGTATCGATTGTGAGCAAGCTTTGCATGATGTTTCCTTGGTGGATGCCTTACACTATTGCACGGCATGATTGAATTATATCCTAGTTTGTGGGTTTGTTGTAGTGTTTACCCTTAGCATGGAAGATCAAGACCACGGGCGCACAGTTCATCATCCAACCAGAACAATGCAGAATCGTTAGCGTCTAGTTCTGCATCAGTCATTGTGTCTGGGTTGTATGCCTTATATGTGGAGACATACAAAGCACTGACTTCAGCGTCAGTCATGTTGGCGTATGCTGGGTTATGTTGCGACTGAATCATGATGATTTACTCCGGTTGGTTGGTTGTTGAAGTTTACATTGTAGGGGCATTGAAGCCCCTTGTATATAGGTGTTTACCCTATATGCTCAAGAATAATATTCTTTGCGATAGCGTGAGCGTCTTTGATGCTGTCAGTTGACCAGCCTGTGTAGCTTTCCCCATTTGCATCGAAAAACAATTCATAAACTTGAGCGGTTTGGTCAAACTGTGCCCAGATTTCGTAGCCTTTGTGTTTAGTGATAAGTGTCATGGTGTGTTGCTCCTATGTTGCCTTGCACTATTGCTTGGCATGATTGAATTATATATGGTCTGACCCACGTGTCAATACTTTGTTGATTGTTTATAACTATCGATAACCACAAACCGATAGCCTTAGACTATACCTTCAGCAAGGCCATTTATAGCCCGTTTAAGCGACTTTAACTTAAACCTAGGCTAACCCCTTGGAAATAGTTATCCACACTAGCAATGGTACTTATCCACACGTTATTAGTCTTATATAAGACATAAGACACAAGACTTAGTGGATATTCTGTGGATAACTTTTATATTGGCATGATACTTGCTTAGGTGCTCAGCACCGATGGCGCTTGCGCTTAGATGTATACATAAGCATTGGCTTATATAAGTAATGGCTTATATATCTCATTGGCTTGAGTACTGTACAGATAAACAGTATAGGGTTACTACCTAGTGTACGTTATAGGTTATATAACCCTTAGCTTATATAAGTATACGTTATAAGGTATGCTTTGTAGGTTCCCGCATCGCCACTCACTTATATAATTGTAGGCTTATATGTACCGCCTGTGGATAACCTGTGGATAACTTTACTGTATGGATGAACAGTTGTGGATAACCTGTGGATAACTTATTATGTTAACAAACCTTATGACTTCTAGTTATATAAGCATATACTAATATAAGGATATAAGCATATTAGAGGCCGGGGGAGGGGGACTGCTAGTGTGAAATGTTTGTGTAGCCTCTATCGTTTACAAAAAAGAAAAACTGACCTTAGTTCATAAAAGGTAAAATCTTGAAAATAATATCAAAAAAGAGCAGAAAAGAGAGAAACTTAACATAATAGTCAAGTGACGTAAGTTGTTGTTGTGCAAGGAAAAGACAGGAAAGTAGACCAGTGAAATCTGTGCACCCGAATGGGGAATGTTTAAGTACTTTAAAGGGAAGACCACTGTTGTTAAAAGACAACACTATGTAAGTATTTTACAAGAAAGTGAAGAAAACACTTGACTTTTAGACAAAAATGTGGTATAATATATACCATGTAAGACAGAACAGAGTAGAGTACTCTAAAGTTACTAAGACATTTCATAGATGTTAAATACTCTTTATAAGTTATACTATTAATAGTTATACTACTATAAGTAATATACTTATAATGTATCTTAAACTACTATGAATCATTAAAGTACTTATGCTTAGACGGAATCTGAGCTAAGGATTGTCTATAAATTGATACCCTTTGTCTGAAGGGACAATATCACAAGGAATAACATGACAAGACCGTCTGGTAATAAGAGGGGTCGTCCCCCGAAGTCAGCAGTAGCTGAGGTTAAGGAAAAGAGGGTGATTGGTCGTCCTAAAGGGACAGCAGCCATTATCAACGAATACCGTGACCGTATGTTGGCCTCACCTAAGAGTGCCAAGGTCTTGGAGAAAGTGTATGAGGTTGCCCTGACTGACGGACATCCCGGTCAGATGGCAGCCATGAAACTGGTTTTAGATCGTATTGTGCCTGTATCTACTTTTGATGCCACCAAACAGGCAGGTGGTATTCCCCAGATCAGTATCAACATCTCTGGTTTGTCTGCCCCGAAGGTAGAAACACTGGATGATGTCATAGATGTGGAAGACAACCAATGAATTTAGACACCCAGTGATGGGCTTGAACCTCGTTTATAGGTGCGAGGGTCTGAACACCTATTCCTTTTCAAGAGGATCACAAAATGATTAACAAGTATTGCCCCGTGTGTAAAACGGAACATCCAATTACACATTTTCACAAATGCGCCAAAGCTTCTGATGGTGTCCAGTTCCGGTGCAAGGACTGTGACAAGAAATACCACCATGAACGGTATTTGCGAGATAAAGAAAAAATATCTGTCCAGACTAAAAAATGGAAAGAAGAAAATAAAGAAAAAGCAAGTCAAGCTGGTAAAGAATGGGCTAAACAGAACCCAGACAAAATAAAGACATATCAAAGAACTTCAAACCTTCGTAAAAACTTTGGTCTTGAAATCCACGAGTATGAACAAATGCTCAAGGCTCAAGGGGGTGTGTGCGCTATCTGCGAACAACCTGAAACTTTTATTCACAGAGCGACAGGTAAACCAGCTAGGCTGGCTGTCGATCACTGCCATGTTAAAGGGAGCGTAAGAAAGCTCTTATGCAAGTCTTGTAACAATGGCTTGGGACTCTTTAAAGACAACCCAGAACTGCTTGAGAAAGCAGCGGATTATTTAAGGAATCATAATGGAACTTAATTGGCAGTTGTTGCCGTGGCAAGCGACCGTGTGGCAATCAAAAAAACGCTTTAAGGTGTTGGCTTGCGGTCGAAGAACAGGTAAATCTAACCTAGCTATCAAACTTACCCTTGCAAAGGCTTTAGAGGCTCCAGAAGGCTCTGCGGTGGTGTATGTAGCCCCTACCCTTGGACAGGCCCGACAAATCGCTTGGGATGCCCTTTTAGACCAAGGAAGGGACATTATCAAGTCTGCCCATGTGAACCAGTTGGATATTACTCTGGTTACAGGTCGTAAGATTCACATCCGTTCTGCTGAGAACCCTGACACCCTTCGAGGTCTTAAACTGTATTTTGCAGTGTTAGATGAAGCAGCGTTTATCAAGGATGACTCTACATGGACAAAGATTATTCGTCCTGCCTTGTCTGACTTGGAGGGTGAGGCTTTATTTGTGTCTTCCCCTGATGGGCGTAACTGGTTCTATGACCTGTACAACTCAGCACTAAAGGGTGAGGATGAGGATTGGATAGCGTTCCACTTCACGACGAAGGATAACCCTACCATTGCCCCAAAGGAGATTGAAGCTGCTAAGAAGACTCTGAGCACCTTGGTGTTTAAGCAGGAATTCGAGGCTTCATTCGCTGTATCTGGACAAGAGTTATTTAAAGAAGAATGGATCAAGACAGGGCCAGA